GATCAGGCGTACACGAATATGGATGTGAAGTAACCGTAGCATCCATCCAAACTATCAGCAGACCAGACCATCTGGAGAAACTACAAAGCATTGGATTTGCCCTCATTATCGTTGACGAGGCACATCACATTGCGAGCAATTCATATCAGAAAGTGCTTCAAGCACTGCCAAATGTTTTTACATTAGGTGTAACGGCTACTCCAGACCGTCTTGATAAAAAAGATATTTTGAAGGGTAAAAAACCACTTTTCAGCAGAAATATCATTGAAATGGTTCAAGATGGTTATCTTTGCAATTTCAAGGCTATTGCAATTAAAACGCACATTAATCTTGATAATGTGAGCACTTCTATGGGCGATTATAACGAGGGGGAATTGAATGATGCAGTCAACACCCCTGCTCGCAACGCTTTAATTGTTGAGAAATACAAAGAGCATGCGAATGGGAAAAAGGCCATTACCTTTTGTGTATCCGTTGCACATGCAGAAGCTCTTGCCCAAGCTTTTAACGAAGGTGGAATACCATCTGAAATGATAGAGGGAAACACACCAGGGGACAAACGAAAATTAATTCTCCATAATCACCGAATTGGAGAATTAACAAACATAACCAATGTAAATATCCTTAGTGAAGGATATGACGAGCCACGTGTAGAATGCATCATCATGGCACGACCTACACAGTCAAGAGGATTATACGTGCAACAATTTGGACGCGGGCTTCGGCTAGCGCCTAGAAAGAAAGAATGCATCCTTCTCGACATAACTGACAACTGTATGAACCATCGGTTATCACCTCAAAACCTCCGCAAGGCCATTGGTAAGCACCTCAACGATAATGAGACACTGTTAGAAGCTCTTGAAAGAGAAAAACTTGAGAGTGAAGAGCGGGAAATCCAGGTCCGCAAACTCAAAGAAAAACGGCTTGCAGATATTCAGATTGACCTATTCGAGAAGCTCGAGTGGAAAGAGCTTCCAAACAATGTGTTCTTGTTGGAGGTGGGCCCACAAAAGCATAAGATTGCATTGACACCTAGTCGGAGCAATCCAGAACTGTACTATGTCCAATTCAAGAGAGCGCCGTATAATGGCTCTCATGACAAAGCTCAGAAACTTACAAATGACCCGATGCCGATTGACTGGGCACAACAGGAAGCTGAAAAAGCCGCTCGCAAGATACTAGCAGAGCCACGCGGGATTAACTTGGTAGATCCGTCAGCTCCTTGGAGAAGTAAACCTGTTTCAGACGGTCAACGAGGGATGTTGAAAATGTACCGTATTGATATTCCTGAAGGAATGACAAGCGGACAGGCTAGTGATATTATCAGCAAACACAAAGATGAAATTGCAAAGAGGAAAGCGGAAAAAGCAGCACGCAAACGAGCAAAACAAGAGGCGTAAGCTCATCTATTTGTCAACATTATGGATATTTTGCCTACAATGTTGACAAAATCATAGTTCCTCATTTATACTATTTGAGGAACAACTACCACTTAATCACCTTGTATAACGTTTCACATAAATGAAAAAGAGGTTCCAATGAACGCTCTCCCCGCAAATGTTACGTACGTAACAAATGACACTGAACAGTCTTTCAGCTACATGAAAGACGGAATTCGTACCAACCTCTCCATCCTATCACCTGCAGGTGACGACCCCGCTTGTATTTGCCATGCTCAATATGACGATGGGCATGACGCGCCTCTCAAACGAGAAATGATCCATATCAGCTCAGAAGAAAAGGGACTTTTGTCCGAGCTGCTTAAACGCTCCAAATTCATTTGAAGAATTTGAAAGGCCCTAGAAATTTCTAGGGCCTCCCTCTTTTTTAATCCTCGTTACTCACCTCATCTACTACCCGTCTTAATTCATCGTTCCACTCTTGCTCACGTCCTACTTTTACAGATTTACGAAACACGTCTAATATACGTTTGTCATGATAAACATTTTGATCATTAAAAGGAAGCCTAAACAATGGAATAACTATTCCATTCTCTCTTTTAACTCTATCCACTTTTCTCCTAAAGCCACTATCCGTCATGCTTACGTATCTGGATGCATTTGTCCAATTGTAGTACGCTTTGTTGTTGTGGATAGCGTATTCTATCCCATTTTCATCTTCTGGCATTGATACCTTTCCTTTCGAGACTGCACACACACAAATAGATGGAACAATAATCCCTCTTACCTAAATTATACAGTACTATCTTTCACTTTGATAAGTCGGAAAGAGGGACAAAATAGTATTGTTCAGTATAGTAATCGTTAAAGCTATGCCAAAAGTAACGCTCAATATAGCAAAAGAACTATACTGAGCGTTTATTTTTATGCTTTCTTTATATTCCATCCCAGCAAGGGCTATTTCTTTCTTTTCTTATCGAGGGCCCTTTCCAACACCCATTTTCCCCACACCTCCTGGCAGGGACAATCTTTATTAAGACATATACCAGGAACTAAATGAGATCTCTCATATTCTTGAATGGTTAGGATGTTCAAATCTACTTCGGGCCCATACACCTTCATTTTAGAAAGAGCTTCTTCCCAATCTTGCAAATCTTTTTGTGACCAGGGAGGGAGGTGATTTTTTGATTGCAAAAGCGACTCCACCTTGCAAGGGGGGATAGAGGGCACGTTTGCATCCCCCTCACTAGGGGGAAAGACAAAAGGGAGCGCCAGCTCAAACTCCACCTTGGCAGACTCAATTCCCGACTGTACCCAATCTCTTAGAGAGTACCCACCTTCTCTTTTTGCCCAATCAAAATATTTCCCTCTCAAAATGTCATTTGGATCTTTCGCAACGAGCGGACTCCAGCGCATGCACTTCTTGAGATTTTTCAGCCAATATTCTGCACCAGTATCGCCTGACTCATCCTCATCAAACGATTGGAGGACATGGGAAGCTAGTCCTAGTTCTGCTATCCATCGATTGAGCCGGCCTCTTGTTGTACTCCCTGTTGCGACACAAGCTACCAAGTTCCCACACTCCTGCTCAACCGACATCGCGCATATTTCTCCTTCCACAATCATGGCCGGCGTATCATATTGGACCTCACCAACATTGAACAAACCTTCCCCTGACCCAAGAACTTGACCATACTCATTCTTGTCAATGCGCTTTAATCCTAACCTCCAAAGTGTAGATCCATCCATCCAAGGGATGAGAATACCGTTAGGTATTCTAACTTTATCCTTGGTTTCTTTCGCCGGATCAAGTCCCCATTGCTCCAGCTCAGCTTCATAAAAACGTCCGTTGGATTGGAGAGGGATATAACCAAGCTTCTTTTTCTTGATAATATCATCACCTAGCCCCCTACCGTGCAGATAATCTAGCATCACGCGGCCTTCTGACGTGTGCCACAGCGCATGTACAGCACGCTCTACAAGTAGCATGCCTGTCTCTATCCATTTAGCATTTGGAGGTTGTTCATTGCCAACGTGAGCGGATTGAAAGGGAATGGAAGGTACAAAGTCAGCATTGGCTTCAATCTGGAGTATCTCGCAAGCTTCAGAGTGTGACATGTGCATAAAGTCCTTTAAAAAATCGATGCAATCGCCATGGCGTCCGCATCCTGACGAGCGGATAGCGTGTGAATAGTCCCCAAGCTCAGGACGCATGATAAAGCTATCTCTTGAGCCAGGACACCAGGGACAATTGGAGTGATACTCCTGTACACCGTTGGAGGTAGACGGACGTCCTTTGTTGGCATATTGGATAGAGGCATACCGCTCGATGAGCGACTTGATATCGTAAGTTGGACTAAGCGTGGGCATGATGTTAAGATGTCCTTTCTAAAGCAACTCTAATTGCCTTGGTCTTTTTGACTCTGCAATTTCAGCTTTTAATTCTTTATAAAGCTGTTTCAAAGAAAAGATCTCGAAATAGGGCACGCCTTGTACTTTCGTGACAGCTACTTTATCATTTGGGATTGCCCTTGGCTTATCTCTCCAGATAACAGTTCCGCAAATTTAGGCAGAATATTCTGTCCTCTCGCATTTTTCATGGCTTTGCAAAAGAGACTCCAGAGAGTCGCCTCTCTTAACATATAGCCGGAGGAAGTCCTTAGCCGCGTTACGTACAACTGACATTGCTACACCGCCTCTGCTACTTCATCATCAAACATCGTCATCTGACTGCGCTTATCTAGCACATTTTTGAAGTTTTTACGAGCTACCTCAATATACGCTCGTTTTAGTTCAATTCCCACGAACTTTCTCCCCAATCGTAAAGCTTCATGTCCTTCACTGCCAATTCCTGCAAATGGAGAAAAGACGGTATCTCCTGGATTCGTCCATAGCTCTAACGCTCGTTTTATGACATCAAGCTGCAATGGGCAAATGTGTTTTTCGTCTTGCGATTCTCTTGCTTGCTGAATGTTCAACACGTTGGTTTGCTTGATATCAAACCAAACGGGGCTAGCGTAATTTTGCCATTTCCTAGGCCATGGCCTTTTGTGTTGAGCGTCGGGAGGTGCCATTCCAAAATCTTCTTCATTTGTTTCATCATGGCTTACTGGCTCCATTTTTGCCTCTTCCTCTTCGTTCTTAGGCCATCTACGAAAGATTACAAGATAATCAGGAAGCCCCATTCGAGAAACCGAAGAATCAATCATGAGCTGTTTGTGAAGCAATCCGTGCGCTTCTGTTCTCTGCTGCTCGATGACTGGATCTTTCCAGATGCACACCTCGCTATGATACGCCCACCCAGCCTCAACAAAATGACGGATGATTTCCCCTCTGAAATCTCGCAACCCTGCCTCTCCATCTCTCCCCTTGTAATTCACAAGCTGTTTACAATGGACAGCGCACAAGCGACCAGGAATTGTAATCCTGAAAAGCTCTCGAATTAAGAAGTCAAAATGCTGAAAGAATTCCGCGTCGCTTTTGCAGTTACCTGCATCACGGTCACTGTCTGAGTAGATGTACAAATTGGCGAACGGAGGACTAAAGATGCTAAAGTGAATAGAGGCATCAAGTAAAGCCCTTGCGATTTCAACACAATCCCCATGGTATAAAGCGTAATTCTCAGTGATAAATTGATCTAAAACGTTCATGCGATACCTCCAATATCTCTTCCGGTATAACTACACAACCAATCGGGTAGCTTCATCGGGACCTGTGGATTGTAGGCTGTAAGTGTCAAATCCTCCTGCAAAGAGAGAGAATTGACATTCATCGCGCTCGCTAGCTCTAGATGCGCTTGCATTTTGCGCTCCAGGCTAGAAACAAGAGGACCTTCAGTGTCGGCAGCTATGATGTAGACATTCACTGGCATTGTTTGCCCAAATCGATACGAGCGCCGGATAGCTTGGTAAACATCTTCAAACGAATAACTAAGACCAACAAACGCTACATTGTGGCAGTGTTGCCAATTGAGCCCATAACCCGCGATTCCAGCTTTTGTGATCAGTACGCGGGTTTTCCCTTGGGTAAAATCGGTAAGTTTGCGCTCTTTCACCGCAATGGATTCTGAACCACGTACTTCTACCGCGTCGGGAATGCGCTTGGTCAGCTCATCTGCTTCATAGTTTGTGTTACACCAAATAACCCAAGTTTCATCTGAATTATTCACGAGGTCTGCTACCGATTGCGCTCGATCTGCAGATGTGATCCTCATCTCTTTGTGAAGAGATGTAGCTGACATAGTAGGGAGTCTGAAGAGTTGACCTTCCGGTACGTCTTGAGTGATGTCAGTTTTTACATACCTGTAGATTATCTGAAGTTCAGGCAGGACAAAACCATCATCGCTAAATCCAAGATCGGAGGGACGCCGGATGGATACCGCCCAGCTGGCTACCCACTCCCAAAAATCTTTAGATGCATGGCCCTTGAGCCTGTATTTTCCGTTGCTCATGGTATCATTGATGAACCACCGCATGAGCATCTCAGAGGACGGCATGATGCCTAGAAATTCGGAATGGTTCCCTAACTCCATATGGTCGTTGGGAGCAGGAGTAGCAGTACAGGCTAACCTGTAAGGAGTACTGGAGAAAGAGTCTACTAGGGCACGTTTGGTTTTGCCCATATAGGATTTGAGGATAGAAGATTCATCAGGTATCACGCCCACAAAATGACTAGGATCAAAATGTTGCAACATCTCGTAATTTGAGATGTTTATGCCTGACTTCACATCAGCCTGTGATCGACATGGATGCACTTGGATACCAAGCTTTCGCCCTTCAGATATCGTCTGATGCACTACCCCCAAAGGAGCAAGAATTAAGATATCACCATTTGTGTACTTGTGAACAAGACGCCCATACTCTAATTGCATGAAACTCTTGCCCATTCCACAGTCTGCAAAAAGAGCACATCGTCCTTTTTTAAGCGCCCATTGCACAATAACTTTCTGCCAGTCGAAAAGCATAGGATGGATATCTTCCAAGCTCACTTCCAAGCCGCTCGTTTGGGCGACGGTTCGCTTACTGGCAAGGAATGTTTGATAATCTAACATGTCACACCTCTGTAATATCTATTCCATACAAAGCTTTTACAAGCTTACGCTTTAAATTGTACACAGGCGTTTTCATGCCCTTTACATCTTCAATCACACTATTTCCCGTTGACACATCTTTATAGCGGAAATCACCTTTGTAGAAACCGATCTTCTGATTATTTACAACCAAATCAAAACGAGGTTGCAGTTCTAAGTCTACAATGTGACCTGCACGCTCTAAAAACAAAAGCTCCTGATACCGCGCAGCTTCTTTCTTGCTATCAAAACTGATACCATGCACTTCAGTCTTCTTAGCATGATATTTGCTCTCCCCTTGCAAGGGGGAATTAGCTCGTGTGGGCATGGGTTACTTCTCCTTGTATTTTCCAGGCAAAGCTTTCACTCTGCCAAGGATATTTGGGCATGTCCTTTGCTGCCTGCACTCTGCCCATTCCTGGGATGGTTGCAAAGTGCATACCGTCTTTCTTGCGATAGACAGTAACTTTGTAGTAAGCATCTGGACTTTCTAGCGTTTCAACTAGCTCACAATGCGCAACGAGCGCAAATTGCAAGCCCGTTACGGTTTCTAGCCAAATTTCCACAGAAGAAGCAGCTTCCAGGAGGTTCTGGTGAGTTATCCAGTTGCCAAGCTTGCTCAAGCTGCTCTGCAAGTTTGGTGTGCACGCATATCCGGCTAGCGCAAGAGCAGCATCGAAAATAGCCTCTAAACTGCTCTGCTACAAAAATATTGCCGTGATAGTGGACTTCCCACCTAACGATTACACCTAAATCTTGACGGACGTGTGGGCTTGGAGGGGATTGCGTTCCGTTCATCAGGTTTCTCCTTTTCAAATACTGGTTGTGTAGTCAGAAGTCAGGAAGACAAAAACCCTACACAACCTTATTATGAAGAGTATAGACCAGTATTGTTAATTTGTCAATAGTATAGAGCATTCTTGTTAATTATCATATTGTATTGACAATTTAAGATGAGTATCGTATAGTATTGATAGTTTGAAAGAAAGGAGAATACACTTTTGAAGTGGCGACTACGCCGGGTAGCTGATCGAATAGGACTGTTCCTGATAGGTATCAAGCCAGTCAGATGGTTTCTTGATCAGCTCATCAGATTTGGCAAGTGGGCACAATCCAAGCCATGGCTTGCCCACATCTGGAAATGGATTGGGAAGCTATGGAAGCCGTTCTGGATTGGATATGGTTGTTTTTATGCACTGTTAGATGCATGGAATCATGATTGGATAAGTATGGCATTCAACATTGCACTTACCCTTGTCTGGATTTTTCTACCTGAAATAGATGATCGAGATGATGAAGACGAAGATG